AAGAAAACCAACTGAATTTGTACCGTCAGCAGTACAGTTGCTTAAATTTCCGCTGGTTGGTGTTCCCAACACAGGCGTTGTAAATGATGGGCTGGTTGCAAGCGCAACGACTGTACCTGAACCTGTGGTTGTGTAAGACGTACCCCATGCTGAGCCTGTAGAGTTGGCAATACCAGCCCCAGGATATGCAAAAGCTGATGGTGTTGATGAAACCCAAGCTGTACCGTTAGATGTCAGCACGTTCCCGTTAGTACCAGGCGCTACAAATGCAACGTTGCTTGTGCCGTTACCTATCAATACGTTGTTAGCCGTTAAAGTAGTCAAACCTGTGCCGCCTTGTGCAGGCGTGATAGGCGTTGAAACCGAGCTAATCGTGGCGTTGGTTAACGTCAAGTTGCCAACAGAAGTTGCTGTGCCACCCAAAGCAATCGTGGTGTTACCTATAGTGACGTTACCAGTAGCGGCAGCTGGCGCTTGACTAAGCCACGTTGTGCCATTGCTGGTCAAAACATTTCCGTTAGTTCCTGGAGCTAAAAAAGCAACATTACTTGTCCCGTTTCCTATCAACACATTGTTTGAAGTGAGAGAAGTTACACCCGTACCGCCTTGCGCTGGAGTGATTGCGGTAGAAACACTGCTAATCGTTACATTAGCAAGTGTCATGTTGTTGAGAGTGCCTACCGTGTTGCCAAGCTGAATGGCGGTATTGCCCAACGTAATCGTGGTAGCAAAGTTGTTGTCCAGTTGGGACAGAGGAATGGCAGCAGTTGCAGTGCCAAATGTATAAGGAACAGCCATGTTAGAACCTCACTCTTAATTCATGTTCAAACTCTATCGTATTTAACACAAAGCCAGCAGAATTGCTAGTCATGGTTAAGCCTAAATACTTACCGTATTGTTGAGCATCTGACTTGTAAAGCGCATAGCCACTACTCGTCAACCAACCTATTGTTTGTGAGCTATTGTTAACCCAGGTCAAAGTTGTGCCCACATTGTTAAACCATACAACTGCGTTGTTAAGCGTGTATGTTGGGCTGCTACCACTTTCGCTGTCTACCGTCACTTGAAAAGAAGCGGGACTTGTTAACGTAGCTTCAATACCAAACTTTAATGCTTGCTTTGTCCTGATAGGGTCTTTCATAGGAGACAAAGCTGTTCTTACCGTGCTGCTGACGCTTGATGTTGCATTGGCATACAGCCTAAAAAGAGCTGTTCCTGACACGCCATACAGATTGATATTTCCAGAAAGAGGAGCTGAAGTGACAAAGTTCAACGTTCCTTGGCTAGTGATAAACCACTTTTTTTCAAAGAAAACAGCCTGCACATAGCGACTTCCCGTACTAAAAGTCGTAGGAAAACTGCTGTCGAGGTAAAAATTGAATGCCGCACACAAGATGTTGTTTAGCAACACCTGTCCACCCGTGATGGGTTTTGTAAAGTCTATGTACGGGAAGATGCCATCAAGAGGGTCCGAAATTTTACTGGTTGTAGAACCCACAAGGGCATACATACCGTAATCGTTCATAAACAACAAAGAACGGAAATACGGAAAAATGGCGTAAGTTCTCTTGCTGCCCACGCTGGCACTTACGTTGGTGTTGGTAAATAGAGTTACACCAGCAGTAGTTACCCGTAAATCAGAAATGACGTTGATGCTGTCATCTCCAAAAATGTACAAAAAGTTGTTGGCAGAAATGATGGCCTGTATGTTGCCGTGCAACGTGCTGTCTGTTAAAACAAAGCTGCCAGCAGATACAGATGTGAAATCAGAGTAACTTCCAGCTGCACTGTAGTACAACGTTCTGCCTGCCGCCACCCAAACACGACCAGAAAACGTAGCAATGTCTACGATTTGATCTAAGTTAGTGACCGCTATTGCTACAGCATTACTTCCACCGCCACCTGTAATGGTCACAGATGTGTTGCTGGTGTACCCAGAGCCAGGGTTAGTCATAATGACTTGCGTAACTTGACCGCCGCTCAAAATGGCTGTACCAGCAGCACTAGACCCAGAACCCGTAATGTTTACAACTGTATTGGCAGCATTGGTGTAACCAGAGCCGCCGTTGGTAATTTGCACCGCCACAGTGCCTGTTTTAAATGTATTGAAGCTGGCAATAGCGGCTGCGTTATTTCCCCCGCCTCCCGTAATTGTGACGTTAGGTGCGCTTGTGTAACCCGTGCCTGCGTTTGTAAGCGTAATGCTATTTACAGAACCCGTACTGACTACAGCTGTTGCGGTTGCAGCTCCAGATGTAAATGTGACGCTAGGCGCAGTTGTGTAGCCAGAGCCAGGATTCGTAATGACTACGGCAACAACCACCCCACCAGAAACAGTAACGCCAGCTTCAGCTCTTATGCCGCCCACCAAGTCTGGAGCGCCAATAATTACGTTGGGAACAATGGTGTAGCCACTGCCTCCTGATGTAATGTTGATTCTTGCAATGCCACCAGAACCCGTTGTGATGGTTGAGACTGCAGTTGCTTGCTCTCCACCTGTTTCATTAGGAGCGCCAATGGTTACGGTTGGCGCTGTTGTGTATCCGCTTCCTGGGTCCGTGATTCCAATCACGCCCACAGAACCTATAGAAACAACATTGTTTCCATTCCAGTTGTACAAACCTTTAGACGGGTCACCAATAATTACACGGTCATTTTTGTATTGGGCAGTCGTTACGCCCGACCCAGAAAACGTGCCAGAAGAGGCAATATTTCCCAAAGATGAGCTGGTTAAATTGTAGTATTCGGCTCTGCCATTGCTCTCAAACGCAAGTAAGTAATCACTAACATTGATACTTGCGGAGGTTAGCACCGTAACCGCATTTCCAAAATTTACGGCAACGTTTGCAGCGTTAAGAGATGATTGTCCTGAAACAATTTTGATGTTGCCAAACCCGATGGGCATGGCGTTCTCTATCCACCCAAACTCGTCTTCATCAATAGCCGTTCTGTTGGCTTTGGTGTTTAAGCCCTTGAAGTTTTTGATGACAGCATAGGACTTTTTTTGCTCTGCTGCTGCCATGATTAGTAGGGTGAAGAGTAAGGGTCAGGAATTCTACGGGTAAACGTGCTGTTTAGAGCTGCTTGTACATGTTTGGCGTACTCTTGTTTAAAGATTTCCGCCTCACCGTAAGATTGCTCTTTGTATTTGGCCTTGTAAGCCGCATAAAACTGCACAGGTGTAGTGTAGGGGTCCACAATTTGGTCAGTCACACTGGGATTAGACCCAGATAACGCTGTTGGCAAAATAATGGTGTCTACTTCTATAGCGTAGCTTTGGTCTGGAATTGGGCCTATGTACAACTGCCCTTGTCCATACGTAGAAAAGCACACGGGCCTGCCTACGTAGTTTTGCCAATAGCGCAACTGAGCGTTGAAGTTAGTCCACGGCAAGTAGCGCAGCGGAATACGACTGTTGCCCCAATACAACGTAACGTTGAGAACATCCAACGTATACAAAGCATTAGGCAAAGCGCCCAAACTGATAACTTCACACGGCGAGTCATACTGGAACACCATGCCTGTACTTCCAGACACGGTAAAAGTCGTGCTAGGTGGGTAGGCTTGGTTACCGTAAGGGTAGGGAGGGACTGTACTTCCCAACGTGCCGCCCGTAACGACCTGGTAAATAAAGATGCCAGAGAATACAAATTGTCCAGCAGTCAAAGTTGTGCCTGCCGCCCACTGTATTGCTGCCACACCTGTACTAGACAGGGGTGTGTAAGTCACCTGCAAGGTTCGCAGACAGCCAGTATCCCTGACTGTTCTCTCACGAGCCTCGTTGATGTAATCTGTTAGTTCAGAATCGGACCAGAAAACGCCATTGGCATCGTGCAACAGCCGCTGAACTTGCGTAAGATAAGTCGAGAGGGTTGCCATTTAGCGTCCATAATTAGGCGGCTTTGGAATTGACCTTTCCCCCTGCGGATTTTTCAATCCGCAAGGGTATTACGCCAACCGCCGAGGGTAACGAGCGGTTCTGTTCGGGAGGTTGCTCAGAAATTTTAAACTTTGCAAGCCTCTCTAGTCCTTCTTCAAGTTCACTGTGAAGACGTATAAAGCCCAAATAGGACAAATACTTCTCTTTATTGGAATCCATGTAACCAAAAATGTGTTTTACAGCTCCTAAAGGAACCTGAACGGTCTTGCCTTTAGGAAACTTGTAATCTGCAAAAGCGAAAGAGGCTTCTAAGTCCTTATCGCTTTCGTTGGTTACCCAGACCTCACTCATAGCGTTACAACGTCACCGAAAACCGTAATATCAACTGCATTGTTGGCTGCGGCTGCTGTTCCAACATACACATACAAGGAACCAGAGTACACAGTAGATGCCGCTGCGGTTGACAGAGGCAAATCTTGGAACTTGGTAGAGCCTGTAACGGTTGTTAGAGCGGCTGCGTTGGTCACTGCATTGGATGTGTTTCCATCTGAGCTAGTCAAAATGGTCACATTTGCAAGAGCAACGCTGCCAGTAGCACCAGCTACGGTCACACGGCGAACGATGTAAGACGTATTGTTGTTCTGAGCAAGTGTGGCAACTGCATTGCCTGTTGCACCCAAATAAATAGGAAAACTTAAAGGTGTGCAAACAGCAAAGTTGCCAAACTGGTCAGGATAGAACGAGCCTACATGATTCGCATTCATGCCGTACCCCTATTATGAGTTGTAAGTACCGCTGGCGGCTTGACCACCATTGGATGCGTACAAGGTAATAGTAGGAGTACCAGCCAATACGTTGGCACGGTAGTTGGTTCCATCACTCCAAATCAAACCGCTGGTGTTGTTGGCAAGAGCCACAACCCATGTGGGACTAGAAATGTTGTTGCTGGTGTTCATCTCAATAGTCACGTTAGCGGTTGCTAACACTTGATAGAAGCCAGCAGGAACGATGGCGGTAGCATTGCCGAGCGACTGAGGCTGGAGAAAAGCACCAGCGGTGTTCGTTGCGGCATTTGCCAGTAGGATTTTATTTGCGCTTAAAGACATGGTGTGTACTCCTTACAGTGAGAGGTAGTTGTAACCAGTCACCTTGGTCATGGCTTTAGGTTTGACGTTGATTAACTCAGCAATCATCAAAACTGCGCCAACATAACCAATCTGCCAGTTGGGAAGTGTAGATTCAAAGCCTGTGAACACAAACGAGCCTTGTTCGTGGATGTACAGAGACAGGTAGTTGGTGTTGATGAAGTACATCGTACCTTCAGGGCAGTATGGGTCTGGGTAGATAGGTACGCCAGCAACCATCAATGCACGGAAAGCAGCTTGAGGACCGTTAGGGTCACCGTCAAAGCCAGAGCCAGGGGTGATGACATACTGCTCTTGGCCCACAAAGTCTTGAGCCAACAGGGTCCAAGTACCAAAACCGCATACACCGAAAGAAGGCATTTCAGCGCCGTTCTTCACTGTGCCAGAAATGTACTGCAATACGTTCTGACGTGTGGGGTTCACAGAGCCAGCAGCGTATTGTTTGGATTGCCACCAAGTGTAGGTAGAGCGGTCAATGTTGCCGTAAGTGCCAGAAGAGGCAATCGCAGCAGGCAGACCGATAAATTGTTGAGTGTTGGTGGTGTTGTTGTACAAGGCTGTAGCCATTGCGTCCATCATCACGTTGGTCGCATCGTTCATGCGAGCTTCGATCAGAGGAATAATCGCTGCGTCCTGCTGTACTGCGCCCTCCATGCCCAGGAAAGGCACAGGAGAAATCATCAATTTCAGGTCGTATTCAGCGTTGTATGCGCCTTGCTGGACTGAAGGCTGGGCAAAAGAGCCAGAGTAGTCAGACCACTGTGCGTTCACAAACTGAGCGCCCTGCACGGGTACGGTTACAGAAGAGACACCACCAGAAGCCTGCTGACTGTTAGCAATCAGTGCAGCCATCAAGGGTGTCGAGTTATAAAGCTGGACAACCAGCTTGGGAATAAAAGCCCTACGAGTAACGTAGGTCAACTCTGTAAATTGAGATGACCCTGTTGCTGGTAGGATGCCGCCGCCAATAGCCATAAGGCCTCCTATTTACAGATTAAAAAAACAATACCCTCTTACAACCCAATAGGCCTGCTAGGTTTCCGCAGGTCATTGAGAGCCTTTGCCGCTTCATTACGAGCTGCTGCTGCGGGATTCTTCCAGTAACTTGCTAAATCAAACTGCTTGACAGCTGAAGGGTTGTAACCAGAAGAAGTCGGCACAGCGGCCTGCTTCATCCAAGCGTGATATTCCGCTGCTGTCTCGTGGTTGTTGATGCCACGCTCCAGCATAATTTTTTC